TACAAACCTCATACCGGTCAAAGGATGTTGCACCTGGCTCTAAGGTAGAGCTGTTAAATGAGTTTTGGAGCAATGAGGTCGTACCGTGTGATAGCATGGCACACCCCATTGAGTGTGATCCCAAAGAGAACCCGTTTAACGTGCAGTACGTCCGTACCGGTGCCGTCCCCTCAGGGGATTCTGTGCTGATGTACGACTTAGGGTTAACCCATCTTGCGGTTAGCGGATGCCAGACATCTGGTAAACGACTTGGGGATTTGTGGGTAACGTATGAGGTAGAGCTGAAGAAACCACTATTGTATTCTAATGTAACAAGCCGGATTGAGTCTTGCAGTGCATTGTTCACAAGCGGCATGACTGCCACGTACTGGTTTGGTACATCGGCAAAGACCATGGTGGGTTCATTACCAGTGGTTGCACTCAACAACACACTCACCTTCCCTAAAGGGACGGTTGGGTCGTTCCAGATCTGGATAGAGGTTGGGGGTAACACCCTCGCTCTCACATTGGGTACGTACGATGTGACTGGGTGTGTATCAACCCCTCCCATCGCCGAAGACCCAAGCACCACGTACTACCGAAACCTCTCTGGAGCCAGTTTAGTTGACACTGTGTGGGGCATCAAGATCACCGATCCTGGTGTCTCCCCTGTTGTTACCTTTGGATTCGGTGGTAGTGCTACCACGATCACCTCAGTTAGGGTGTCGATCACACAGATTGCGTGATGATATACATATATATATATATATTTCCATGCACATACATGTACACACCATTGTATATATCTATTGCGGAAACAAATGCCACAAAAATAGCGCACCATTAATGCTATGCCACTAGCACATAAACAGACGCGCACGTTCCGTATACATATCATCACACCACTTCCATCAGTAGTGTCGCTGATGGGGCTACCCGTTAACTCAAACCGGTGTAAGGCCCGGTTGCCTGGGGACTAGACCATCTCGGAACATCCAACACCTTCGGGGGGCGTTAGTTGGATGTGG